CCTCTATCTGCACCCCGATGATCCAGTCGGCATTCGGCAGGTTCCGCATCCAGGGCATCTGCGACAATGCCTGCTGGGCGAGGACGTACTCGGGCGTTTCCTTGTTCTTCAGATATGGAAACATCTGATGAGCAAGTTTTTGCGCCTCCTGCTTCTGCGTCAGGAACTGCGCTCGGGCGGGAATATCATCATCAAGGGTCTTCTCCGCGTTACGGAGGATCGCCTTGAGTTCGGGTCTGCCTAGCACGGTATCACCCACGCGGACAGGCTCGAAATCATCCCGGTCGAGTTGCTCTTGGGCAAAGCGTTTCGCCTCCTTCGCTTGATCTCTCAAGGTCTGGAGCGACTGGAAGTCCTCAATCTGCGCCAACGGCACATTGCTGGGCAACGGCTGGGCGGGTGCAGGTTGGGCGGCTTGCTCGGGTTGGCTGGCCTTTTGGGCCAACTGTGCCTGCAAGGCCGCTACTTCGGCTTCCAAAGCTCTGCGCTTGGCAATCTCTTTCCCGATACGCTTCTCTATCTTCTTCTCGGTCTTGGCGTCTTCGGTGGAATCGTCTTGAGAAGGAACGTCGGCCTCACCTTCGGGCGTTTCCGCCTGCTGGCTTGGCTCGGCAGACTCGGCGGTAGCCTCATCTGGGTTGGCTGAATCGTTTGGCGCTTGGTCCCGCGCCGGAGCAGCTTGTTCAGCCTGTCGTTGGGCCTTCGCGTTTTCCGCCTCCATGTTGAGGAGGCGTTGCGCGGCTTGCGCGACACTCAAGTTGCTCTTTTTCGGGGCATCATTTTTTGCCTCCGTGGCCGGAGCCACATCAGCGGGCTGTGAAGGAGCCGTTTCAACTGTTTCGTTAGGCATGGGTTTAAGTCCCAAGAACTTTGGGCATGGGTTTGAGTCCCAAGAACTACCTAGCGGATGCCAAGTGACGCTACGGGTGCGATTCACGCACCCATCTGTCAACAGGAATTATTAGCGGCGCTACTCGCCGCAGTAACAACGCTTATCCCGCCCGCTGCTCGGCGTCGATCTCCGCCTGTTGCATCTGCTGCTGCACAAAGTCATCGTACAGGCCGATGATCTGCGAGTACGCCCGCAGTTCACCCGTGGCGGCGAGCGTCATCCGCTCGTCCTTCACCACGGCGTCAGCGCAGAGGTCGATCATCGTCGAGTGCTGCATCTCGCGCAGCTCCTCCACAAAATCTTGGAAGGCATCGTTACCAACGAGACGGAACATCGCCTGACGCAGCCGGCCAAACTTCTCGGCTGACGTCAGATTCGGGTCGCGGCGTTTCTTCATGTGCTAGTGGTGGCGGGCATCGGCCCTGGCATCTGCGCTCCGAGGCGTCCAATGACAGCGTTCTGCTGCTGCTGGAGCTGGAACTGGTACTGCTTGGCTCTCGCCTCCAGACGCTCGCGGAACGGCTGATCCTGTTGAAACCTCTGCTGAACATCGGGCTGTTGCAGGTATTGCTGGATGACTTGGAGGCCGATCTGCGGCGGGGTGCCGGGCTTGATGTTCTTCGGGATACCCGCGAAGATTTGCGCCAGATCCTGCTGCTCGTCCTGCACGATCTGCTGCTGGCCTTGCTGCGCGGGACGGATGATGCGCTCGGCAATGTTCGGGTCGATGGTGGACACAAACGCGGTGCAAAGGGCAGACCAGTCGATGACGCCTTCGCGGTCGAGGGACTGCGCGGCTTGGATGATCGCCGTCCACTTCTCGCTCATGCGCTTGAAGTCCGGCGACTGCACATCCCACGCGAGGTAGAAGTCGAACTCCTCGTTCACGTCGCCCTTGTTGAAGAGCTGGAAGTTGGGGTCTTTGACGCCCATTACGCGGAACGTGACCTGATCCATGCCGTACTGCTTGTAGAGCTTCCAGACTTGGCGGAAACTCTTGGCGAGGCAGCCGAGGAACTTATCGACCTCAAACTGGTTGTAGATCGGGTCGATGGCGGGATCGCCCTCGCGGCTGGCAAAGCCGTTGTACTCCTTGAACGAAGTCTCCAGCAGTTGCTCGGACTTGTCCGTGTTCATGTCCGGTATCGGACGGTCGGCGTAGTGGTACTCGTTCGGACGCCGCTCCGAAATCATCGCACCTGGACCCCAACGTCCCGGCGGGCGGCCCTGCGGGTAGCAGATGGGCGGGAGGATGCCGAGGGAGGCGGCGTCAATGCGGGAGTCCTTGTGCGCCTTGATCTGATCCTGCCACGGCTTGCCCGGCTCGGGCAGACCACGGGAATCGTGGAGCTTACGGCTCAAGTACTCGCGCCTGTACAGAACAAATGGATACTCACCGTGGGCGTAGCCGAGTAGGCCGGTCTTCGCGCAACCATCGTGGTTCTGGTCGGGCGGCAGCATCGGGTTGAACACCGTGCAGTAGATGCCCGGCGTGCCGTCCTCATCGGACAACCGCTGATAAGCGTAGACGACACCGATGCGATCCGTGAACCGCTGCTGCGTGTAGACGAACGAGCGGGAGATCGGCTGCATGTACTCGCTGGGAGACATGCTGATCAGTTTGCCGCGCACCTTCTGGATCGCGGCCTCCACCCATTGCTCGTCCCAGCCGTCCGTGTTGACCATCGCCCGCAGTTGCTCGGCGGTGAAGTACTCCACGCGGTAGATGCCGGGCGCACGCTCCAAATCCGTCGAGAACGACGGGATGAAGACATGCTCGTCCAGATTGAACGCACGGATGACGGGATACGAACGCTCGGGGCCGTCCATCGGCACGCTGGTCTCGCCTTTGTCGCGCAGTTCGCGCAGCATACGGGCGGCCTTGTCCTTGGACGCGCCGTACTGCTCTTGGAAGATCGCCTTCAGATCATCCGCCGCGCTCTTGTCCTCGATCAGCGCCACGATGTCGATATTCGGGAACTGCTGCTGCAAGTCCTGCACACGGACGTTGACCAGAACTTTCTCTCGACGCTTCTCCCAGAACTGGCCCATGACGGCCACGCCTTTCTCGTTCATGTAGTTGGAGCACATCTCGACTTCGCGCTCCACCTCCGGGATCTGCGTCTGGATCAGCCAGCGCATGAAGTTACTGACCAACTGGCTACGAGCACCGTCCTCCGCGCCCACGGGGACAGCAGTCAGGTTCGCCCGCTTGAACGCCATGCACTCCATGGCGACTTTCTTGTTGATGATGTTATCGACAAGGAAAACGCGGAGGTCACTCGCACCATCCCACGGCGTCGGGCTGACCTTGCTGCCCTCGCGGGCGTGTTTCTTGCCGTCAGCGGACTGTCCGTTCCAGATCGCGTAGCGCGTCTCGTAGTTCAGCCGGCATTGGTCGATGAACGGCTGGTTATCACGCACACAATCCTCAAACGCCTTCTTGAGAAGGTTGAAGTCCGGCCCCTTGTTCTCGGGAGGAGCTAACTGGAGACCGGGATCAGGGGGAACGGAAGTGGCGTTGCCGTCGATGGAACTCATGGGCTTGATGAGCGCACCTAATGGGCGCAATCACAAAGACGCGCAAGCAATCAATAGCTCCAAGTCCGGTCGTCCACCTGTTCGGAGGCGTGGGGGTCCACAAACTCGCAGTTGGAGACGCAAAGGTAACGCAGGCAGTCGATTGGGTCTTTGGTCGCCTCATCCTTGCCGCCCTTGGCGGTGTACTCCTGCAACGAGTAGATGAGGTTCTGGCAGCGGTCGCTAATGTACAGCTTTGGGGCGTTCAGCGCCGATAACGGGCGCTTCTCGTCGTAGGACAAGAGTCCATTGATGAGTTGGATGCCGTTTTCGATCTCCACACCCGGTGCGGGCTGGAAGACCATGCCGGCGTCATCCAGCTCGCTTATGATGGTGGTGGCGCCTTCGGCTGACTGCTTTTCCGCCGCCCCGAGACGCGGGTCGATGAACCGCTCAAAGATCGTTTCCACCTGCTCGCAGTGCTTGATGAGTTCAACGTAGTCGTTGATGCCTTTCTTGCTGCCCTTCTGCGCGGGGCCGGGCTTTCCTTCGACTCCGCTGCCGGGCAAGGCCCAATCGTCGTAGTCGGGCCACTCTCGGTAGACCCACCATGTGCCGGCGGCGTCGATGGCGACCCAGAGCATGAACCAGTTTTTGGAGCCTGCTGGGTCCAGCGCCATGTAACGTGTGACATTGTAGTCCACGTTGTTGAGCCACGGCATCTTTTCGTGAGGTATGACATTAACGTCCTTATTGAAGCCAGGAAAGACGCTAGTGATGCTTTTGGTAGGTACGCCATATGCACGGGCCAAGACTTCATCCTTGGAGCGCCCAAGCAACTTGTTTCGGAAGTCGGAGGTATCGATGAAGCTGTTGTCTTCAGTCCAGAAATAGTAGATAACAGTTCCCGGTCGGGAAAGGGACTCTTGGACGACTGGTAGGTCTCGACCCACCAGCGGGGCAAATCGCTTTTCAATGGTACGAGTCTTCCCGAGGATGTCCTGTACCAGAGGTGTCCAGCCTGTGAGAGTAGTAAACGTGAGGATGATGCGTCCATGGTAGTCGGTCGTCCGGTACTGGAGCGTTTCAAACATCTTCTGGGGACACTCCTCGTCGCACCAGATCAAGTGGGCGCGGTAACCCTCCGCTACCTGTGCATCAGCTTGGTAACTGCGGTAGTTACTAAACTTAATACTGCCACCACGGCGGAAACCATTAACAGGAGGCAGGATACAGATGTTATCAGTAAAACCGTTCTTCTGCGAGTACTGGACACTGTGGTTCAACCCTTTTTTGGTCGGTAGGTTGCGGATGCCGAGCGGCAAAGCGTCCCAGACCATCCGCTGCTGGTCTTCGATGCTCCGGTCCTCGTTGACGTGGTAGGCGCGGACCTCCGCACCGGGGATCGTACCCGCCGCCCACACGCAAAGGCGGCTGGCGATCATGGATTTC